TAATAAATTAAATATTATAATGATATAATAAAGATGAATTTAATTATTATTGATTATATTAAAATAAGATTATCATATTTAATGGAATTATGTAAAATATTAAATAATGATATGTTTAATTTAGTTACTATAAATAATGATAATGTTAATAATTATGATGAAATATTTTTATTATATGATATAGTTAAATCTAATAATAAAATAGTATGTATAAATAAAGATTTTAAAATATTTGATATAAATCAATTTTCATTAAATCAAATAGCTTTAATGAAAATAAAATATAGTAGTTTTGGTATTAATTTTCCTAATGATAATAATCATTTAACTGATGTTTATTTAAATAATTTAAAAGAAAATTTAAATATTATAGTAAATCAAATTAGAAATTATCATACTAATACTATAAAAAATGAAAAAATAAATAAAGATCAAATATTTATTGATAATATGTATTTTAATGATAAATCAAAATTAGATAAATATTTTATGATAAATATTAAATATTATTTATCAAAATTTGATGATTCAATAAACATATATGATAAAATGAAATTATTATATAAAATTTATTCTTTTGTATATAATATGTTTAATTTTGCTGTATTATTAAGTGATAAATTTAAAAAAACAATTTTTAGTCAAATCGATTGTAATAGAATTCAAACTTTTTGTGTAATATATAATGATATATATAATAATAAATATAATTTGAATATTGATATTATTGATAGATATAATAAAATTTTAATTATGGTTAAAATATTATATATCAAAAATTACACAAAAGATATATTAGAATCTTATATAAATGAAATCAATTATATAAATAAATTAAATAATAATGAATTAATTTTTGTTGATATCATAAATAATAATCTAATGTAATTATTTATTATGTCTTTTTAATGATATTTTTTTATATGAATTATTTATCTTATTAGTAAAAAAATTGCAAAAAATTATTACATATATATATTATATAATATATGATTGACCCCGTTATAATATATATATTATTTTAAAATGAATAATAATTTAAATTTAAAACGTAAAGAATCAACAGATAATTCTAAAGTTTTATTAAAAATACCTAAAATATCTATTTTAGGACCAAAAACATCATATAATATGTCTTTAGACAAAAATAATGATAATAATATTGATATATTTCAATATCCATCAGTATCATCATTTAATTTTAATAATATTGATACTGATAATATACAACCACCACCACCACATCCATCTAAATTATTTAGTGATATGTCAAAGATATCTTCTGTAAATAATATAGATCAAAATATAAGTAAATTAAATGACAATGAATATAATAAAGAATATATTAAAACTGATAATATTATATCTAATGATAAATTATTTATTAATGAATTACCACCACAACCTAATTCATTTCATCCATTAACTAGAGCTCAAATGACTGGTACTTCTAATTCTTCTGAAGCTGCTTTAAAATTAGTTAATTATAATGAAGGTATTCCAGATAAACAAATTTATATTAAAAATTTATCTAAATATACTACTGAAGATGATTTAAAAATTATTTTTAAAAATTATAATTATACTGATGTAATAGTTGGTAAAGGTAGATTAAGGCGTCAAGGATTTGTTACTTTTGATACAATTAATGATGCTACTATTGTTTTAAAAAAATTCCATTTAACTATGTGTAAAAATAAACAAATGATTATTAGTTATTCTGATAGAAATAATAAAAACAATAATAATGATAATGATAATAATGATAATAATAGTGATAATGATAATGATAATGATAATAATAGCGATACAATAGTTTCAACAGTAAAAGATGATATACCTAATCCTAATATAATATTTTTATAGAAAAAAATAGATCAAAATGATAAATCAATAGATGATATTATGAATAAAATTGATTCATTTGAAGAAGAAAAAAATAAAATTAATTTAAATATAGAAAAATTAAAAAATATAATAATAAAATGTACAAATAGTATTAAAAATGATACTGATAAAATTTTAAAATATGATAATGATATTAAATTATCACAACAAAATATGATTGAATTAATAGATGAAAATCAATCTTGGGGTAAAATAATTAATATGTTAAAATAATTTTATTTATTAAAAATAATGAATAATCATAAAAATAATATAAAAATAAATTGAATAAACTAATAAATATAATAAAAATGAATATATTAGAAGATCAATTATTTTTAGATATACATAATAATAGTAGAGTTAATGAATTATTAAATAATGGTGCTAAACCAAACAAAATTATATTTAATTCTTATTTAGATAATTGTAGTAATAATAATAATTCATGTAATTTTAAAACCACTAAATTATTAGTTGATAAAATGGATAATATTGATTTTGACACTATAATAAATTCAACTATTAGATTAGGTCATGATGTTAAACAATATAATTATATTTTAAATAAATATAAATTTAAAAATGATGATGAACAAAATTTATTATTAAATGTTGCATGTTTTAATGATGATAATAAATATGATTTAATTAGAAATTTAATTGATAAATATAATTTTAAGATGAATAGAGATAATTTATTAAAATGTATTAGACATAATCAAGAATTAAATAAAACAAAATTAATTGATAAAGAAAGAGAATTTAATCAATATATTTATAATCATTATAAGAATAATTTAAAAGAATAATTTTTTTATCTTACTCACTACTTACGCAAGATAAAAAAATTGCATAATTATTTGTATATATATCACATTATAATATTATTTATAATAAAATTAAATATTATTAAGATGTAAACTGAATTATATAATTTTATTATTAATATATATTTATAAAAATATAATTATTTTAATAAATATGATTATTTATTAAAATAATAAGATGATGATCATATAAAAAAATTATAGTAATTATTTGATAAAATAATAGATGATTAATATAAAATATATTTTATGATAAAATAATAATAATTAGATGAAATATTCAAATAATATTTTAGATATTTTATAATCAATGATGAAGATTAAATAACATATACATCATATTTGAATAAAAAAATTGATAAAATTTTATTAGATTATTAGACAAATAATATAATCTAATTTAATAAAACATATACGATTAAATATTATATATGTAATAAAATATTATTTGATAAGTTAAAAATAGATAATATTTTAAAATTTTGTATTTAATATATCAATAATAATACAAAATTAGATTATGATATATTTTATGATGATATTAATAATATTAATATTCATAAAGATTATTTTTAGTTATAATTTAATAGATCACATATTATAATTTATTAAAATAAAATCATTTATAAATATCATGATGAATAAACATTTAAAATAAATAATAATATTTTTAATTAGATAATATAATTTATGTATGAATATATTTAATATTAAAATATTAAAAAATATATTTATGAATAATAAACATTATTATATGTTATTAGTAGATTAAATAGATTCATATAACCTAAAATATTAAAATATTTTTTATCTATTGTTAATAATCATAATTTAGATGATAATATAAATAATAATTAAATGATTTGTAATAAAATTTTAAAAAAAGAATATTAATAAATATATTAGATATTTTATACTAATCAAAAAATTAAATAATTAGATGATTAAGCTTTATATATATGTGCTAAATTATAAGTTAATTATAATGTTTTATAATTTAGTGGGTTTAAAAGATCATAAAATATTTTATAATAAATATATGATGAATATTGATTTAAAATGAATTATCTATTGGTATTATCTTTCATCTCTTGTCATAGTGATATCTTATTAGATTTAATTAAGAAATATTAATTTATCTTAAACCATCTAATTCCATATTTGCTTGATAACACCAATGTTTAGGATCAATATAGTCATTATTTTTACAAGTATATGGTGTATAATTATTTTGTAAATGTTTATTACATTCTTCATTATTATTAAATTTGATACAATTAACACCATCATAACTTAAACATTGTACATGACCATTTTGTTTTTTAACTACTTTATTTTGTTTACATACATAATCCATATTAGTAATTAAACCATTCTCATTAAATCTCCATACATAAACATCTCTCATATCTGTTATAACCATTGCTGTTGATACATTATTTTTATTTAAATCTTGTCCTGATAAAGTTATTTGTAAATCGATTGCTCTATCTTTACAACAAGTTTTTGGATTTTCAGTACAACAATCTCTTCTAGTAACTAAAAATAATTTAGAAAATTTATAATTATTATCAAGAGTAATTTTAACAAAATCATTTTTACTTCCACCAGATACAAATTTAGTATTATAATCACCATCTATTAAATTTTTAAAATGATTAGCTGCTTCCATACTTGATGCATATATAGTTTTATTTATTTTTGGTATTGTTAATAAATTATTATCATTTTCATCAAATATTGCTAATTCAGCAAAATCAATAGGTATATCTTTACCATTTGTTCTTCTAATTTCAATAGTTTTAACATAATTTAAAATTGGTTTAGTACTAACATCTAATTTTTCAACAACATTAGAATTATTTTTTGATGAATTATTTTTTGATGAATTATTTAAATTATATAAAACAAATAAAACAATAACAGTAATAACAATTTTATCTAAACTAATAGAAATATTATTAAACATATATATAATAAATTTAAATATTTTTTTTTCATGAGAAAGAAATATATATATTTTATAAAAAAATATTTATAAGATATATTTATTATAAATCATGTTAAATAGTTATTATATATATCCATATGATAAAAATAAGATATTAGATGATATTCATTTATCTGGTCATCCGCCTATGAGGCGTCGAGAGAAAAAAGAGTTTAAACTTTTTTTTCAGTTCGATGACAAAATATTTATTATTTTTTATAAAAAATAATTATTCATTAATTACTCAAAATATTCCTCAAAATACTCAAATTACTCCTCAAATTACTCAAAATATTCCTCAAAATATATTATATAATAAAAATAATAAAATAGACATCTATACTACTTTATTAGTTGATAATAATAAATATATTTGTTGTTATTGTAATAAAAATTTATCTAGAAGTGATAATCTTAAAAGACATCAAATAAAATGTAAAGAAAATAATAAAATAATACTATCTAATTTAGATCAATTATCACCAAAAGTGTCATTAACAGTTGATAATAATAATAATGATAATGATGATAAGAAATATATAAAAGAAATAGAAAATTTACGTAAAGAATTAGAAATATATAAAAATAAAGAAAATGGATCTAAAAAGAGAGTTATTCGTAAAAAAAAAATAGGCTTGAATTATAAATATAATCCAACTCTTGCGTAGAAACAGCTCATGATTATTGATTATATTTATTATATAATATAATTATTTAGATTATATAATAAACTTATTTAAATATATGATGATAATAACTATTATTTATATAATGAGTAATATATATGTTTTAGAATTATTAGATAATAAATATTATATTGGTAAAACCAATGATCCTGAAACTAGAATAAATTAACATTTATAAAATAATGGTTCTGAATGGTGTAAATTATATAAACCTATAAATTTATTAGAAATTTTATCTAATTGTAATGAATTTGATGAAGATTTAATAACATTAAAATATATGAAATAATATGGTATAGATAATGTACGTGGAGGATCATTTTCATAAATTGAATTATCATAAGAAAATATTAAAACTATTGAATAAATGATAAAATCTTGTAAAAATTAGTGTTATAAATGTGGTAAAAATAATCATTATGCAAATAATTGTAAGTTATCACCTATTAGTAATAAATAAAAATATGAAAATAAAAATAAGAATTTAGATAAATAAACATAAATGAATTATTATATTTCAATCAATTATAATAATAATGATTATAGTTCTGATAGTGATTATAGTTCTGATAGTAATGATATTGTTTGTTTTAAATGTGGTTAAATAGGTCATTATTCAACTACTTGTTATATAAATGATGTTAGATGTTATAAATGTAATAAGAAAGGCCATTATGCAACTACTTGTTATGTTAAATATAAGAAAAAATTAAATAAATGATTATTATATATATCATTGTCTGATCTAATTTGATAACTATTATTATATTTATTATATTATATTATCTAATTATTTTGATAATATAATGAAATTATTTCAAATTAAATTACCCAATGAGATTATATATTTATTATGATTTAAAATAAATATTTTATGATTCAATATAAAGATTTTAAAACGATGAATCAATTATAAATTTACAAAATAAATAATTAAAATTATTATAATGTAGAAGATATAAAATAATTAGATTCTGTATTCTTTTTTGGTTGTAGTAGATCTATTAGATTAATTATAGAAAAATAAAATATACCTCAAGAAGAATATGTATATGCGACAATAAATAAAAATGAATATAAAATATAAGATAAAATTAAACCACCATTAAAAGCAAGATTATATATATCATGTTAATGGTCTAATTAAAATGTTCCAAAACTTATTAAATTATAATAAAATCAATAAGATGAAGAAGTTAAAGTGAATAATGAATAGATATAATAAAGATATTAGTATTAGATAGCACCACCAATATTATAATTATATGAAGATGAATGTTTCGCGAAAAAATATTGAATCATTTGGATTCAATATTTTTTGAGCGTAAGAGCCCTCATCAAAATAAAAATCTAAAAGATTTTTATTTTGATAGCGGGCTGTTTCAAAGATATAAACGGTAATATTTTAAATATCGAAGTAAGAGGTGAAAGACTACATAATAAATGTTACTTTAGATTAAAAGATATATAAGAAAAATATGATAGATTATAAGTTGAAAAATAATTATAATAACTATAATTACAAAACTAAATATAAGATCTATAAAAATAAATTAAAAAATTAAATAAATAAATGAATAAATGATTATTATATTCTTCATTGGCTAATATTATTTGATTTGTTTTATTATATTTATTAGGCTATCATTAAATATTCTTAATCATATAATAAATTTACTCAAATGAAATCAGCCAATGAGGTCATATATTTTTCTATATTATATATTTATCATATGTTTTGTTAAATTTATTTTATTTTTTTCATTTTCTATACTTGTATGATCTGTTATTTCACAATTTATATGATCTGTATTATGTTTAACTATAAATATTTGTGATGAATATAATTTATTATTATAATCTTTAAATTTATTAATTATATCATCTTTTTTAATACATGATGGTAAATCTATATTTAATGATGGATATTTATAACATTTAACAATTTCTAAATTATCTCTATAATATTCTAATGTTTTATTAAATTCCTCTAATGTTAATGGTTTATATACTTCCTCTTCATATTTCTCATTTAAATTAAATATATCATATTTCGAAAAAAATATATAATGATCATTTTTTTTATATTTATAACTATATAGATTTAAATATAAACAAGATTGTTGTAATTCCATAAATGTTATAGATGGTGTTCCAGTTAATAATCCATTATGTAATGAATTTAATAAATGATCATAAATATATATTCTATCTTTATCATATTCATAAAACATAAAATATATCATATTTGTTTTATTATGTTCTACTAAACCGATATATAATAGATTTTTTTGTATTATCTCATTTATATTTTTATCTTTATCTAAATCATAATTTATAATATTTTCAATTTTATTATAAAATCTATCTTCATTATCAATAACAGAATGAAATTTATGTATAGGTAATCTACCTGAATTAACATATCTAAAACAAAATAAATTATCACGTTTTGATATACAATAGAAAGCTAATTTATTATATTCAAATGAATAAATATCTATCATCTTATATATCTCATTATTATTTCTATCATATGTTAATTCTCTTAAATTATTCCAAAAATAATCATGACATATTCTATATGATTTTGTATCTCTAAATAATCCAAATATTCCTTGTTTTTGATGTGGTTCTATTTGATATTCTTCTTCATTATATCTATCTATTATATCTAATTCATTCATACCATTTAACATCTTATAACAATATTTAGGATGTATCATTTCTAAATATAATTTATTATCATTAATTAATTCTTGACATATTACTTTTGCTGATCTTCTTTTATTATTTCTATCATCATTATCAATATATCCATAATTTTCTCTTAATTCTAATGGTGTAAATATAAATAATTTACATATCTTATCAAAATTATCTCTTATTATATCTTCTATATTATCTCTATCTTTAATTTTAATATCTAATTTATTAAATATATAATTAAATATATCTTCTAATGTTTTAATCATTTTATTTATCATTTCACTATCAATATTACCATATTTCTTTCTTATACGTCTAATTAATGGATTATCATCAGTTTTATAAACAAAATTAATCAAATTTATTATATATTCATATGATTCATTATCAGATAATTCATATATAGATATTTTATTACTCTTCTCATATATAGATATTATATTATCATTTATCGATTTATTATCTATAAATTGTTGTATTTCTTTCTCTATATTTAATTTAATATCAATTAATTTATTATCAGTTATATCTTCTAATTTAATTATATCATTTTTATTTGATAACAAATATTGATATAATCTTATTTGATTTTCATTAAGATATATATTTATATTTTCACCGAAGGTACCGTTAAAAAATTTTGTATTTATAACATTTTTTTGCGCTAGCGATTTATCTAAAGATAAATCGGTACCGTTAAAAAATTTTGTATTTATAACATTTTTTTGCGCTAGCGATTTATCTAAAGATAAATCGGTACCGTTAAAAAATTTTGTATTTATAACATTTTTTTGCGCTAGCGATTTATCTAAAGATAAATCGGTACCTGTGGCAATAGTATCACTAATAGTGCCTCTTGTATATAATATATTATTTTTATTATATATATCATTAATTATCATATAATAGTTTTGTAATAATCTATTATTTGATATCAATTTATTATATCTATTTTGTAATATATCTCTTCTATTATCTATCAATCTATCTACATAATTCAATATTCTTCTATCAATATAATCTATATCTATATTATTTATATTCTTATACATATCTTCTAAATATTTTTTATTAAATCTAATATCTTTATTATAATCTAATCCAATATCTTTTAAAAAATTTAAATATTTTTGTTGAATATAATTAAGATTTTCAAATATATATGATTTAATATAATCATTAATATTGATATTAGTTTGTAATAATTTTGATTTAATTGATTTTAAAAAATTATCATTTATTATATTTATATTAGATATAATTCTTTTAATTTCATGATATTTATGAAAGATAAATAAATCATATATAGTATAATTTAATAAATATTCTTTGATGATATATCTAATATTATTATTAAATGCTTTATATAAATAATTATGACCAATTGGATATAATATTTGATGTAATATAGATTTAATATTTGATTGTTTTATTATATTAATATCATTAATATCATTATAATAAATAGATGGATGATTAGAAATAAGAATTTTATATAACCAATTATTATTTTCTCTAATATTATATAATTTTTGTTTTAGATCAATATATAATTTTTCATTCATTTATAATTATATTAGATAAAAAACTTTAAAAAATTTTTCTAGTTGAATTATTTTCATTAAATTGAAATTATTTATATATTTCATTGGCTGATATAATTTGATTATTTCATTTATTATCATCAAATTATATCAGCCAATGAAATATTATATTTATATTATTTTCATTAAATTGAGATTATAATCAAATATATCTTGATTATATAAATATTTTTCATTTGATACCAAATCGTTTAATCCATTTATCTTGTATTTCTTTTATATGATTATTTATTTTATTATATAATTCTGTATTATTTTTAATTATCTCATATCTATCTAATAAATATAATTTATATTTAATTGCTTCTATTTTTATATTTATTAATCTCTTATATATTTTATATAATCTATAATAATAATAATCATCTAAATATTTAGTTAATGACATGATATTATTATATTGTGTTTTTATTATTTCATCATAATCTTTATCTTTATTATAAAAATCTTTGAATACTAAATAAAATTCATTAGATGTATAAGCTTGTTCTGATTTATAAAAATATACATCTTTATAATATTTTGTAATAATACCAATCATAATAATAGTTTGATTTTGATTATTTTGAAATGGATAAACAATTTTAATAATACCATTTTTTTGTGTTTTTAGAATTAATAATAATAATGTTGATTCTAAATTATTCATATCATTACATGTTTCATTATTTAATGGTGATCCACAATCTGCTATTATCATATCATATTTTTCTTTTATTATTAATTCCAAATAATAATCTAAATTATAATCATATAATAGATTACCATTATTTTTAGGACCAAAATCATATCTATTTTTGAATTTAGTTAACATATCAAATGTATCTTCTAATTTAGCAATATTATTTTCTTCATTTAAACTTTGTGCTTTCCAATAAAAATCTTTCTTTTCAGTTCTTGTTTTAATATAATAATCTATTGAATATATAAATGATCCTGGTAATTCACAAAAGAAAAATGTTTTATATGATGATTTATTATCCAATAATTTATATAAATCTAACATCTCATACATTTTAAAAAATGGTTGATTTAAATATCTTTTATGAATATTTAATTTAATATTTTTAATCTTATGATAATAATAATCAAATTCTAATCTAACTTTTCTATATATTCTAGTATCTCTTGTATCTATATAATTTGTTATTATCTCATGTATATTATTTAATTTTATTATTTTATTTGATAATTCCTCTAATGTTATTTTCTTTTCTTTATTAATCTTAGTATATTTATAACTTGCTAATTTTGTATTTTTATTAAATTCTAATATATAATCATATATTTCATTACTCTTATCTTCTATAAATAATGTATAATTTAGATCTTCTTGTATATCAAATTTATATTTTTTACACCATTCTATAGCTTTTAATATTTTTAAATTAAATAATTCTTTATCACTTATTATCATATTTAATCTATTAAATCCTTCTCTATATTTTTCATAATATTGATTAAAATATTTCTCTAATTTATTATTATATTCTTTATTATCTATTATATTATAGAATGATGATATACCATATTTATTATTATCTTTATTATCTATATAATATTTTACTATATTATTATAATCATTAAAATTCTTACATATATCATGATTTTCTATATATATATCATCATCTAATTCATTTAATTGTTTTATTATATTTGTTATATCTAATTTAATATCAAGATAATTAATACCAATTAAATAACCAGCAGAACCAAAATATACATTATTTGATTCAGGTATAAATAATTTTGTTTTTTTAAATAATTTTCTAAATAAATAATATATTTCTTTTTGTATATTTGTTCTATAAAAATAAAATGGTATGATTAATATACCATCTTGTTTTAATAATAATAAACTTTCTAATAAATATAATATTTTAATTCTATTAGTAGCATAAATCCAATAACAAGATGTATAATACTTATTTTTTGGTCTCACTGAATTTAATATAATATCATATTTTTTATTATTATTTAATTTATCTAATAAAGTAACATATCTATGTCTATTTTTACCATTTATTATATCAGTTATCATATGTAATCTATTATATATTTCTTTATCACTGGAAGTGCTTGTTGGTATATAAAAATCATATGTATTATTAATAAAATTTTGTTGAGAATAGAAATGTAAAGCTTCTGAACCTATATAAGTATTAGTTATTTCTAATACATTATTAATTGAAGATTTATTTATATATTTAGATATTTTATTAAAAACTTCATAATAAGAAGTAAATTGTTTATCAATACAATTATATTTCATTATTGATAAAGTTGTTATATTATCTTTTGTTGTATGTTTAAATATATATTTGTTATTATAATATATAAATTCCTCATATATTGATTTATATTGTGGATCATTATGATATTTACTTAATTCAAAATTATATAAATATTCATATAAATTAAGATTATTCATTATCTCATAAAATTTATTATATTTCTTTAATATATTAATAATTTGATCATAAATATAATCACATTTATCTTTATTTACAATATAATATTCACCAGATTTAGATAATTTAATATTAAAATCCATTCTAATAATAATAATAAAATATATAAATTATTATTTTTATTAAATTCTTCATATAAATAATAAAAATTGAACTGACGTCTAATTTTTAAAAAATTGAATAATATATATATTAGATTATTATATATCTATATATGATATAAATATTTATAAATATATATAATGAATATAATAAATCAATTAAAAATAGATAATAATAATAATATATTAGATATAGATGAAAATAAGAATATATTATATATTTTAATAGATGAATATAATAATATAATAACTAAAATAGAAAATTTAAATGAAATAATATATGAAGATATAGAAAAATTTATAAATATAATAGTAAATCAAGATAAAATAAATATATATGAATATTATAATTTTAATATAATATCTTATTTAATGAAATATAAATATATTAAATTATTAGATGTTATATATAATAAAATAAATAAACTAACTATAAAGAAAGATATATATTATATTAAATATATTATTAAATATAATTTATTAGATGAATTAGAGAAAATATGTCAAAATTATTTTGATAAAACTAATATAATTTCATATGATAATTTTGATATTTTTAAATCATTAGATATATATTATCATGAATATAATAAAATAAATGATTATAATGATGATAAAAAAATAAAGATACAAGAAATAGAAGATTCTTTTTATAATAAAATATTAGATATAACAAATACAAATATTAAACATAGATTAGAAGAATTAGTTTTGACAAATATATTAGAAAATAAATTGTATAATGATTTAGAATATTTAATAGATGAATATGAAATAACATCATTATCATTACATAATTTAATAATAAATACAGATAATTATGATATATTATATGATATATTATCTATCAATAAATCATTATTTATTAAAATATTAAAAAAAATAAATAATATATTACAAGATAATGATTATCTTATTAAAATAGAATTATTATATAATAATAAATATTATATTGCCGCAGGCACCTTCGGTGATATTGATATTGATGAGAAAATATATGATAGTAATAATAATAAATTAATTAAACAAATAGATCATAAAAAATTAATTAAATTAACTATAATGAATAATTTTAATAAATTAGATAAATTAATAATTATATTTAATGATAAAATTATTTATGAAATTTTAGATGAAGTTAATGATTCTATATATATATGTCTAATTAAATATCTTAATTATAATAATTATGATGTTAATCAAATGAATAATTTAATTAAAATAATCAATAAATTTTGTAAAGATGATTATTGGATATTTTTATATAATTTTATTAGAGATATTATAAAATTAGATAATAATATATTATATGATGCCACAGGCACCTTCGGTGATAATAATCAAAATATTATTAAATTTATTAATTATGAGAAAAATAATATAAAATATAAAATAATAAATTGTGTGGATGCTGAATATATAGAAGATATTAAAATATTAGATATAACATTTAATGTAGATGAAATAAAAAAATTATCATCAAATTATTATAAAAAAGAAAATAGAAATATGGAGACTATAATAGATATATATAATAATTTGAATAATGAGATGAAAGATATTTTTTTTGATGAGATATTTATATATATATCATATAATAATGATATAAAATTATTAGATGAATTATATAAAAAACATAATAAATGGTCAAATGATGTATTAGAAATATTATTATATAATAATCATTCTAATAATATAAATGATATATTTGACTATTTATTGAATAATAATGTTGATATAACAATGGATACAATAAATATAATATTAAATTTGAATAAAAATGAAAATGGTAATTATTATTATCAATATTATTTCAATATATGTCTAAATAAATTTAATGATACTGATATTCAAAAAATTTTATTAGATAATGATAACAATAATATCTATAAATTAAATATTGATCATTATAGTTTAAAATATGATAATGAAGATATTGGAGTACTTATATTAAATAATAATTTTATAATAGCTAATATAATAGATAAAAAATATTATAAAAATAATAAAAAAATGATATTAAATATTTGTTATTACATTATTGATCTAATATTATATAATCAAAAATATATTAAATCTAAAAAATGTTTATATTTTGAAGATGAAGATAAATATAATATAGATAAAATATATTTATCATATAAAAATTTTATATTAGATATTAGAAATAATATTAAATGTGAATTACTCGAAAAATTTATACAAAATTATTATATTTATGTTGATAATTATATAAAAAAAATAAATTTAAATATATGTGACAATTTATTTAAATTTATTATTATTGATTATTTATTTGATAAAAAAATGTTTTATAAAATATTAGATATGAAATGATATATTTATAATTATTATTTTAATTTATTTAATGGTTATTATATTATTAACTCACATAGCTCATTAATAATTTAATAAAATTCTTCATTAAATATATTTTTCCATATTATATTTAAGTATCTAATTATATCTTCATAACATCTTTCTAGTATATCTTTAAATCTATTATATTTATTATAATATGATCTAATTTCTTTCTCACTGAAACTTTCACAAAATATATATTCATCTATCATATTTCTATCTTCTAATAATTTTCTAAATTTTTTATTATCTTCATTATCTTTTAATAAATTTATACAACAATTTATCGTTTTATAAATATTTTTGAATAATGTATTATTATAATGATAATATTTCTCATCTTGATAATCAATTTCATAATTTATCGCATATTTCTCATTATATAATATACTATAATCATAATTACTCAATTTATATATCTTTTTTGTTATAATTATTTTACCTCTTCTATCAAAAAAATATTCTATTTTAATATCTTCTTCTATATCTTCATAATATATATTATCTAAAGTTATGTTATTATGAAGAAAACCATATAAATAAAACATATGTAATTGAGATGAAATTAATTGATCTAATAATAATTTTAATTCATCTAATGTTAATTTTTTTATATAATTACTTAAATCATCAAATTTTGTATAATCTCGTATTTCACATATATATAAATATTTCTTATCTTTTGTGAAATTATATATTGTATCATCAAATATTATTTGATTATAATATATAAATATATCTTTCACTTTAATAAAATTTTTATGATAATTTAATAATTCACTTATTATCTTTATTCTATTAAAATATATTATATTATCTTTATCTATTTTAGTTATTTTAATTATTATATTTCTATCATAATCATCTATTATTTCTAAATATAATCTTCTTGTATTATAATCATTTTCATTTAATATTTTTATAGATTTATATGAATTATAATTATAAAATATATTCATTTTGATAATTTTAGATTAGATTATAAATTTATATATATATATTTTATGATTATTACTAAATATATTATTAAGATGATATTTAGTAATAATCTTTAATTAACATATATGTTTTTTTATTGTTGAATATTTTATGATCTTACTTATATATATTGATTATTCAAATAAATATTTTGTCATTTTTAATATAAACAACTTCTCTATTTTTTCTTGAAATACTATATTACATGATATTTCTTCATAATTATTTATTATATCATCTATTATTGTTAAAATATATAACTTTTTAATTATTGTGTATCTTTAACATCTTTATTTATATATTTTACTATTTTATCATATCTGATATTGTAACTTATATTACTACATATTGGACTAATAACAAAAAATAATAATTTTATTATAATATTATTTTTATCAATGACAGAATATATATTATTTAAGTTATATTTATTATTTATTTTTTATCTAAGTAATCAAATATAGTATTATTATTATTACCATCTATATATTTATAAAATTTTAAAATTTAAATATGAGTTTTGATGCTATATCTTGGTTATAATATTGTATATATAAAAATCTTGTCATATGATTTTTATATTAAAGCTATTTTTTTAAATATAAATGTCATATATTTTTTATAAGAAAATAAAATAAATAAAATGAGAAATAGACTTGATATTGTTCAAAAGAGATATATACTGATTTTATCAAATTATTATTAGAAAAAAAAAATAGATAATAAATCTAAAAATAATAAAATAATAAATATAAATTTGATGAAACTATAAAAATAATAAAAGAAAAAATGTATTTAAAAATGTATAAATTATCTTAATTATAATATAATAGTATTACATCTTAATCTCAAGTAATTTTAAATTTAAAAATTTCTTTTATGATGATTTATTATATGAATTACAATGATTAAATTTGATGATTTAAATTTTAATGATTGTAATTTGATGATTTTAATTTAATAAATTATAAAATAAATTTTTTAATCACTAAAAAATGTTTAATATAGTAATATTTTTAAAATATAAAAAAATAAATGAAAGTATTGTAATATATTTATAAATAAAAGTGTTATAATATAATATAAATTATATTATATAATTTATATAATATAAAATATGAATCAAGATAAATTAAGATTTTATTTTAATATATTATTTGATGGTTTATATAATCAAGGTTCTACTTATGAAATTGACAAAGATAATTTTATAGATATTTATAAAAATAGTATTCCTTATATAAATAATAATAATTTATTAGAAAATGATGTTAATATTTTTTCTGATAATAAAAATTATATATTTAAATATATCACTACTGGTTCACATGCAATTGGTTGTTTAATAATAAAAGAAAAAGAAAATGAATATACATTAATATTTTCTAATACAGGAGATGGAATAAATGATTATCATGAATGTGAAGTAAAAGAAAAGATTTTATATTGTAAACCATTTATAAAAATACCTAATGTAAAATTAGAAATAGATACTATAAATAAAATAATTGATTATGTTGACAAACATAATAAATCAGATTTATATAATTATTTATTTTGTTATCTAATGGATAACAATGATGATAAAATAGACAATATTGATTTTTGGTATCCAGCACAAATATCTGGTAATTGTTCATATTTATCATTATTTTTAATTTTTATGTATTATTTATATATTAAAAATAATATTGATTTAAATGAATCATATCGTATTGATTTTATATTTAAAGCATTATCTGGAAAATATATATTAGAAATGTATGATGAATATATAAAAAATAATAAATTAGAACAAAATGATTATGATATTTTAAAAACTGTACATATATTATCAGATTATTATATGAGATTGTATAAAAAAACTATAATTAATAATAATAATGATAATATTGTAACAATGTTTAATGATAATAAATCTAAATCAAAAAATTTTTTATTACTAAAATCAAAAAAAGATTATTATATAGATAATGATTATAACCCAAATTTTAGTACAACGTATAACACCATAATATCTAAAAATATATATATTGGTATAGAAAATAATAATAATATAGATAATAATAAAAAATTTCTTGATAATAATAATACCACTATTAAAAACATAATAATAAAATATAAAACTTTAAAAGAAATAAAAAATTATGATATAAATGTCTTGTTAGATAATATAAATAATTTATTAAATGAATTATATAATTTTACAAAAAAAAAATTTAAAGATGGTATATATAATTTTTTATTGATTAAATCTTATCATTTAATTATGGAGAAATTATATGATTATTTTAAAGGAATAGATATAAATGATATAATTAATAATAATAAATTTAATTTATTAAAACTTGAAGATAAATTTATTAATAAAGTATATATATTTAATGATTTATATAAATTAACATCAATGTATATGACTATATTACATGATAATATAAAAACTATTGATAATTATGATAATAAAATAGACAATATAAATTTTAATGATTTATATCAAGATATAAAAAAAGATAATCAATTATTTATAAAATTTTCTAATTATGATGTTCTTATAGTTATGATATATTATATATTACTTTTGTTATATATAGCTATAGATAAAAAATATAGAAATATTTTTGTCTTGAAAGAAGATACAAATACAATTTATTATCCAAATACAGATTTTTGTGTACAATATATAAAACAAATTAATGATTTATCTTTTAATATATTACCACAAAATAATGATTCATATTATTATAAAACATATAAACCTGATGATATATATTCTGATGATTTAGATATATATAGTGATGATAATATTTATAATTTCTTTTTATATAATATATATAAAAATTTAGAAGATAAAAAATTAAATAATGATCATATTAATGATGTTATAAAATTATATAATTTTATATTTGATAATATTATAACAAATTATCAATTTTTATATAAAAATGAAACTAATAATATTGATATAGATTTAAATTTATTTATCATAACAAAAATAAAAATAGATTGTAAAACAATTTTATTTAATTTTAATAATAATTATAGTAATAATATAAAAAATACATATAATTTACAATATATACTTTATAATATATCAACATTAAATAATAATGACTTATATAAAAATAATAGTTTAGATATTTCAACATTAAATAAAGAATTTAGTGATTTTAAAAACAAAAATAATAATAATAACAAAAAAAATTATAATAACAATAACAATAAATTAGAAAATTATAATTGTGTATTATATATATCATCAATAATATATTTTAGATTGCAATATTATAATGATGAATATGTATATGATAATTATAATAATCTAAATAATTTAAAATTTATTAATAATGATATAAAATATTATAATAATATAATAAATTTTGGAAATTATAATACATCTTATAATGATTTAAATATTAAAAAAAATTTTCTTGTAAAATTTTATCAAAAAATAAAAGATGATCATGATAATAATGATGAATATATATACTATGATTCAAATCATTACAATTTCTGTGATTTTGAAACAATAAATACTATAGTTGAATATAATATTAAAATAAATAAAATATCAAAATATTTATTTAAAAATTATGATAATATTTCTGAAATAAATATGATAAATAATATTTATATGTTGATATTTAGAGTGTTAAAATATAATATTAATTTATTTTCAAATATAAATAATAAACATAATTATATTTATGATTTATTTGATAAATTTATAAATAAATATAAAGAATTTTATATATCTTATGATATATGTGAAGATGATCCAAATAATTTGTATAATTGTATTTTATATTTATTAATTCATTTTATAAAAATTATATTAAATAAAAATTTAGATATAAATAAAAATAATTTTATAAAAATATATAAAATTATATATAATACATATGATGATGTAAATAGTATAGAATATTTATATTATATTAAAAAGCATACATTAATAAATAAATATTGTTATTATATTGATTTTATTATGAAATATATATTATTTTATATCGATATTGATGATATTAATAACGATAATAATGATGAATATGAATTTATATATAATAAAAATAGTTTTTTATATGTTGATAATGATGATAAAAATAAAAAAATATTATATAACAATATTATAATAAAATATCATAATGATACTCATTATAATTATAAAAAAGATATTATTTTGTATAATGATATAATATATGATAAATATAGATTGACAAAAGAAAATGAGTTTTTTTCAGATAGTAAAGTTATATTTGGTAATGAAACATTATATATTAATATGAATAATTTTAAAAATAATAGTACAATAAATTATAATGATTATATTAAAAATGATAATAAACACAATATGAATATGTTAAAAATATCAGATGATGGAACATATTATATATCTGATAATAATAATTATTATATTTTTCATAATATATATAATAATAATATTAAATGGACTAGAATTCAAAAAAACATTTTTAAATGTTACTATTTGAATAATAAATATAAAATGATATTGGAATATAAAAACAATATTAAAAATTTTAAAAATATTGATAATAAAAGTATAAATAATTTAAATATATATAAACGCACGTATTATAAAAATAATATATTTCAATCATATAATTTAGATGAATTATTTAATATATTACAAAAATACAATCACAATAAAATATTTGTATTATTATATAATTTATTATATACACAAATTGATAGAGATACTGTAGAAGAAAAATATTTAATTTTTATTAATACTAAAGAACTTAATAATAATATATTAGAATTTACAATAGATTTTATATATGACAATAATATTATATTAAAATATAAAGATGGAAAATTATATTATAATGATTATGAAATATTATACAATGAAGATATACCATATAATATATATATATGGATTAGTTATATACCATATTCTTTAATTTATAAGAAAAATAATAAATATTATTTATTATGTATAAGATATAAACATAAAATTCAAACTAAGAATTGCAATTGGTGTTTTCAAGAAAACATTTATGAAGATTTCAATAATTTTGTAATAAATAATATAAATATTGAAATCCATATTTCTGGTTTATATGTAATTAATAATAATGAATTATTTAAAGATTATGTAAAATTATTATATTTTTATAGAAAATCTGATTGTATTTATCTTTTAAAACCATTATTAAAACAATATATTAATTTTTTTTTTAAAAATAAAGAAAAAGAAAATAAAAATGAAAATTATAATAATTTATCAATTAAAATAACTAATTTATTTAATATTAATAATATTAATATTTTTAATAATAAAAATTCATATAATAATATTAATATATTAAATAATAATAATATTAATAATGAATATAATAAAAGTATAAATTATTTTAATAATTATATAATTAGTGATAATAAAAATTTTTTAATTGATTGTAAAAAAAATAATATTATTAAGAGTAAATATAATTTTGATGAAAATAATAATTTTATAATATACTATATAAATAATAAATTTAGAGAAGAAAATAAAGATAATAAACCAATAAAAATTGAAAATTATATAAAAAACAAAAAAAATCTATTATCAAAGCTAAAAAGTAATAATAATAATAATAATAATAATAATAATAAAACACAAATATTAAAATATAATATTAATTATGATTATGAATATATAGATGATAAATTTTATGAAATAATAATAGATAATAATATTGAATTAAATAATTTTAATTTTTTTGATATATTTAATGGTATTGAATATGTGTCAGATGATAATGACCAAATATTAGATATTGTAATAAATATTAAAAATGATGATTCATTTATTACAAAATTACAAGAAAACATAAATTTATTTCAAAAATATATAAATAAGAAAAGAGGTTTTTTTAAAAATATAAATGATATAAAAAAAGTTATAGATAATATAAACGATAAATTGAATTTTTTATTAAAAAAAATTAATAAAATATATGAAATATTTATGAAAGATATATATATATATTATGATGTTATATGGATAAATTTTATATTTAAAAAAGACTCAGGTTATTATAATATATTATATTATTCATTAATTTATAATGTATTAAATAATTTTCAACAAGAATTAAAAGAATTTGAATTTGACAAATTATATAAATCTTATAAATTAAATAATATGTGTAAATTATTATTTGAACATAATTATATTATTGAAGAAATAACTAACGAAAAAAATGAAAAAAGTTTTGATCTAAAAAAATTAGAAAATCAAAAATCAAAAGATCAATTAATATTTGAATTTTTTAATGGATTTTTCATAAGATATGATCAATTAAATTTATGTAAAAAAATATTAAATAATTTAATTCATGAAAAAGATAAAAAAATATATCAATTATTAATGGGTTCTGGTAAATCTTCTGTTATTATGCCTTATGTTGCAACTTATCTATTTAAATATATAAAAAATGATATAAATATAAATAAATATGATTCTGTCATACAAGTTATGCCAATTGATCTTATTAATCAATCTATTAATTTATTTTATAAAGGTATTAATATATATTATCAATATGAATATGAAATTATAGATAATACACAAGTTGATTTTTATGACAATACAAAATTCAATTTTAATGACAATACAAAATTCAATTTAAATAATAATAATAAATTATATTGGATAGATGATACTACTTTAAAATTATATATATTAAATAAAAATAATCTTAAAAAAAATATATTGATTTATGATGAAATTGATAGTATAATGGACCCTATAAAATCTGAATTAAATATTATTGATCACAATGATACTGATAAATTAGATGAATTACAATTTAGATTTGATTTATTATATT